CAACGAAGAAATTAAAATGAAAAAATATACTAAGGGTTCTGCTGATGATTTTAAATATCATTCAGATGTTGGAGACCACTTATCTGCAAAAAGATTTGTTGCATGTTTCTTTTATTTGAATGATGTCGAAGAGGGTGGGGAGACCGTTTTCCCAGATTATAATCTAAGTGTGAATCCAGTTAAGGGAAGACTTGCCATCTGGCCACCTTTCTGGACACACCCACATCAATGTATGCCCGCAAAGTCTGATGATAAGTATGTTGTCGGTACATATCTCCATTATATGTAAAATTATAAATAATGGTATTAACTTAATAAAAAGGGAATTCCATTGGCAAACCTTGGATCAAAAGAAGCAAAGTTTGAAAAACCATATTTGAATATGGTTGCAGATGTTATTAATGGTAAAAAAGAACTAAAGTTTGCGGATAGATCAAAGGCCGTAGTTCAATTGACTCCAGAAGTAAAAAAGTTTCTTGGGGCAGTGAAGGACAAATCACAACCTAGAGTTACAGGTTCTTTAACAAAAGGTGGCCAGTACCTTCCCATTTTTAATGGATACAAGTGGACACAAATAGATAAAGCGCCCTTTAGTGGAATGGGAGGCGGTTCTGATGGGAAAACTACCCAGATGCAAGAACTCGCCTCCCTTTTTGCGATAAAAATGGGTATTGAAAATAATGGATACACAGATCAAGGCAAGTTTATGAAACTATACCGTGATGATCTAAAAAAGATTTATCCAGCTATGAATGAAGAATGGGAAAATACATTCTTTCAGCAACAATTAACAACATATAATAAAGTCGGAAACAGTAGTTATAAACACTATTCCAGAGACCGTGGATTTATGGATTTCATTACTGGAATTTGTAAACAAAAATATGGTATTACAAAAAAAGATACTTGGAACCCTGCAGACATATGGTTAGTATCTGACCTTAATAAAGTAAAAAACACCTTAAAAGAAAAAGTATTAGATGATGTAACTTCCCTAGAAGAATTTAACGCCATTCTAAGAGATATGTTCCATGAAAGAAGAATAGTTGGTATTTCCCTAAAAAAGATGTCAGGTACAACTGCAAGATGGGAACTTGTGAATCTAGAAAATATGGATATTTTCGATGATAAAGAATATAATTTTAAACTTTCTGATATTGATATAAATTTAAAAACAAAAGGTAATGGAGAGTTTGTTAACTCAGATACCAAAATTGTTGTAGAAGGTAAAAAGGGAAAAATTAAATTTCAAATCAGACAAAATAGTGCTGGGTTTAATAATTTAAAAATTGAAGGGACAGACTTGGGTGCGACTTCTGCAAGACTTGGTAAAGTTCCTTTAGATATGGCCAGAAAAATTTTTACAGATGAAGGCCTTACTTGGGATAACGATAACAAAAACTATCCTACATCCGAACAAGAATTTATGAATGATTATAATAGATTCTTGTATAAATTCAATAAAGTAAAACAATATACAGGAATAACCGCAAACCAGTTTCAAAAGAATGTGGTATCGGTATTTAATACATCCAGACCAGATTATGCTCATAGTAAATTGATGCAGCTGCATTTGGTGTGTGAAATTGTCTCTATTACAAATGACGAAAAAAGAGATGATTTACTAACAACTTTAACATATCTTGCCCAGAAGAAGGGAAAGATATTTGGGCCATTCGGGAAACTTTACTAATGAAATCATTTACAAAATATCTTAATGAATCAAAGGGTGGAAAAAATTTACACCTAGAACATCTTGAGGATGAAATTTTAAACTTTGGGGTCGATGGTGGTCGTGCTGCTGTTCGATTTCTTTTATCTTTAAGAGACATGTTGTCTGGAAACTCAGATTCTAAAGTAAACATGACAGTTAAATGGGACGGTGCTCCTGCTATATTCGCTGGAATTGACCCATCAGATGGTAAGTTTTTTATTGCAAAAAAGTCTGTATTTAATGAGACTCCATTGTTATATAAAAGTACGGCAGAGATTGCTGCAGATACAAAACTCAGTCCTGCCTTAAAATCAAAATTTACTGTTGCACTTCAAGAATTTTCCAAGTTGGGAATCACGGGGGTAATTCAAGGCGACTTGATGTTTACTGATGATGTGTCAGAAAAAACACTTGACGGTGAGACATATCTAACATTTCAACAAAATACATTGATGTATGCAGTTCAGAAAGACTCTGACTTAGGAAGGGCGATCAACGCTGCAAAGATTGGAGTTGTTTGGCATACAACATATTCTGGAAAAGATTTACCATCAATGACAGCTTCTTTTGGTGTTAATATTTCTGGACTAAAGAAAACCTCGTCTGTGTGGATGGATGATGCAACATATAAAGATGTTTCTGGTTCTGCAAAATTTACTTCTTCTGAACTAAAAACATTTAATGGTCAAATGTCTCAAGTTGGTAGAAAATTTAAGAAAATTAAAGCAAACGACTTTAAAACATTCATGCAACTCCAAAACAAAACTTTCATCAAAGGACTTGCTGGTGCAAGTTTTAAAACATATCTTAACACATATATTCGTGAAGGACAGAATATTTCTACAAAGAATATGAAAAATCTAGACTATTCGATGTATGTTAAAAACTTTTTTGATGAAAAGGTTATTGCAAAATTAAAAACAGAAGGTGCAAGAAAAGATAAAGAGAGAATTAGAGATGAGGCAGTAAAGCAATTAATTAAATTAGATAGTGTTGCATATGCAATTGTTGATTTTATGGAAGAATTAATTATTGCTAAGTCTCTTATTATAAATAAACTAAATAGTGTTAAACAATTAACGCAGATTTTTGTTCGTACAAAAAACGGTTATGAAGTGACAAATCCAGAAGGTTATGTTGCAATTGATACGAAAGGTAATGCCGTCAAAATTGTAGATCGAATGGAATTTAGTTACAATAACTTTACTGCAGCAAAGGCATGGGACAAGTAAAATGGATATAAAAAATATAATCGAAAATCTTAGAAACGAAGATTCTTTAAATGAGGGTGTCAACGACCCAGGCATATTTAAGGCGGTGTTTCTTGCTGGTGGGCCAGGTTCTGGTAAGTCTTTTATCGTAGGTAGAACTGCACTTACTTCCTTTGGAATGAGAGTTGTAAACTCTGACCCTGCATTTGAAAGGGCATTAGATAAGGCTGGTCTGGACAAAGGAAACCCAGACGATATTTTCTCTGACCTTGGACAACAAGTAAGAGGTAAGGCAAAAGCACTTACTGCGATGCAACAGGCGGGATATATGAGGGGTAGACTTGGACTTGTTGTCGATGGTACTGGAAAAGATTATGACAAAATTAAAAAACAAAAGGTCAAATTAGAGGCGATGGGTTATGAAACCGCCATGATTTTTGTCAATACCGATTTAGATACCGCATTAAACCGAAATAGATTAAGGGCGAGAAGTCTTCCAGACAATGAAGTTGAATCTATGTGGAAAGGTGTCCAAGGAAACATTGGTAAATTCCAGTCTGCGTTTAAATCAAAAATGTTTGTAATCGATAACTCCGATGGTGCAGACTTCGAAAGAGATGTTATGAGAGCATATAGAACTATTGGAACATGGGCAAAGAAGACTCCAACCAATAATGTCGCTAAAAAGTGGATTTCTGCAGAAAAGGCAGCTAGAGGAATTAAAGAAGAACTACTTAGAGAAGACGCAGAGTTTGCACAGGACAGTTTAGAGATGATGTTAAGACAACTCATTATTCTTTCTAATAAGTCTACAGAACTTGCAGAGGCACTTATGGAAGAAGTGGATAATCCACAAAATAACGAATATGAAATGGAGGCGTGGGTAGTTTCTAAAGTGACAAAGGCCAAGGATTACATTGACGCTGTTTATGATTATAGTATCATGGACGAAATGGATGATGACTAATGTTAGGATTTACTCAGTATCTTTCTGAAGGTATCAAACTTAAATTGATTCGTGGTAAAGGACAAGATGTTCTTAAAATGTGGGATACTAAGGAAAAGAGTTGGGTAGAACTAAGAGGAAAATCCGATTTTGAGCGAAGATACGATCCAAAAGATCCATTACACAAAGCAATTACTGCTCTTGGCAAGTCAGCTAGTATTTCTGATTTTGTTAACGGAGATGAAGTCAGTATTAACCCGAACCACCCAGATGGTAAAAGGGCATTAAAAATAATAAAAGGTTTGATGAAATGAAAACATTCAATCAATATATTCTTGAAAAAGAAATGCCAGAAATTTACTGCGATATGGATGAAGTCCTTTGTAATTTTACAGGCGGATATACAGATACATTTAATAAAGACTTTGCATCAACTGATAAAGAAGAAAGATGGGAAGATATTAAATCCAAAAAAGATTTTTGGCATACCCTTCCATGGATGCCTGGTGCAGAAAAAATGTGGAGAATGTTAAACAAATATAATGCAAATATTTTATCTGCATATTCTAAGAGAGATTCAAACTCACAAAAAGGTAAAAGAACTTGGATTTCAAAAAATTTAAGATTGAACGGAAAGATACATCTGGTTCAAAGAGAAGATAAACAGAAATTTGCCACAACAAATGATAAACCGAATATTCTAATTGATGATTATCCTAAGAATATAAAAGAGTGGGAGGCAAAAGGTGGTATTGGTATTCGTCATATCAATCCAGCGAAGACTATGAGAGAATTGGAGAAGTTATTGAAATGAAAACTTATAAACAGTTTCAAAATATAGAAGAAATGGTATTATATCATAGACAGAACGAAATACCACTGATTGATAATGTCTTTCGATTGGGTTCAAATAATTTTTACGAAACCTTTAAAGTTGCAAGAAGACTATATGAAGAAGGTAAGGTAGAGTTTGACCTTTACGACATCGAAATGTTACAAACAGATATTGGCGAGTGGGCGATGTTTGAGGAACAAGAATATGTTCCTTTGGACTGTCCTTTGATGGAAGAAGAAGATGTAGAATTGAATTCTCCAAAGAGAGGTGGAAAGAAAAAGTATTATGTATATGTTAAAAATGATAAAGGAAATGTAATTAAGGTTTCTTTTGGAGATACAACAGGATTGACTGCAAAAATTAATGACCCAGAGGCAAGAAAGAGTTTTGTTGCAAGACATAATTGCGATCAGAAGAACGATAAGACAAAACCAGGCTATTGGGCATGTAGACTTCCAAAGTACGCAAAACAACTTGGATTGAGTGGTGGTGGTAATTTTTTCTGGTAAGAGGTAATATATAATGGTTCCATATATTGAAGAGTATATTGATGAGAGAACAGTAAAGAGAACATTTTCTGGTGATGCCGATATAACTGATTTAGTATGGCACAGAGATAATGAAACTAGATTGGTTGAAATAGTACACTCTGATGACTGGCACTTTCAGTATGATGACGAATTTCCTTTTCCTCTTTTGAAAGGGATGATGTTAAAAATAAACAAAGGAGTTTTTCATAGAGTCATAAAAGGATATGACTGTGGAAAATTAGAAATAAAAATTCATAGGTTTGACACATGACACAAGACGATATAGATTTTGGTTTTACAGCAGTAGATGAAGAGGATCTTAAAGGATTATCTGGTACATCTACACAGACTGACGAGATGACTTCTCAGTTGGAGACTACAGGCGAGAGCGTAAAACTTTTAGAATATAAAATGGACAATCTTGCAGACCGTCTTGGTAGTATGCTGGATGAAGTTTCTACAGTAAAAGATTATTATGAAAATGAAAAGGTTATTGTATCAAATAAATTACAAGAGGTGGAGAATTTGATTTTGCCACTTCTAAATAATTTAATGAAGAATAAAGAAAAAGAGTATATTTACTGGCCCAATAGAGAGGCTATTATCAATCAACAGATTGAAAGAATCACTAAAATTACAAGAGCAGGGTCATGAAAGATACAGTAGTTTTTACATTTGGTAGGTTTAATCCCCCAACCACAGGACACGAAAAATTAATAGAAAAACTTGCATCGGTTGCCAAAAAAGAAGGCGCCGATTTTATGGTATTTCCTAGTCATTCGCAAAATGACAAAAAGGATCCTTTAGATCATAAAACTAAAGTTGGTTTTATGAAAAAGATGTTTCCAAAATATTCTCGTAATATCATCTCTAATAGAAATGCAAAAACTGCATTTATGATTGCGCCTATGCTATATGATATGGGTTATAAGAGATGTATTATGGTTGTCGGTGGAGATAGAGTTACAGAATTTAAAACTACACTTAACAAATACAATGGTAAAAAAGGAAGTCATGGTTTCTATGATTTTAAAGGTGGTATCGAAGTAGTCTCTGCAGGAGAAAGAGACCCAGATGCAGAGGGTGTTACTGGTATGTCAGCATCTAAAATGAGAGCAGCAGCAGCTGCAAATAGATATGAAGATGAGAAAGACCCGAAAACTGGTAAAATACTCAACGGATTTAAATCTGGTTTGCCTTCTGCCTTTGAAAAGTCTAATGGAAAAAAATTATTTGATACTCTCAGAAAGTCAATGAATATAAGTGAAGAATTGTTAGAGTTTCTTGAAGCAACCAATGCAGACTTTTCACGTTTTATTGAAACAGAATTTGTAGAGATTGTAGAAGATATCGAAGATGAAATATTGATGGAATCTGTTTATAAAGAGTTAGATTTTAAAATTGGTATTGATGATGATTATGATACGGTATATAAAAAAATATACAATAATGAGGAAGTGTCTCAAAAACAAATTGATGATTTAGAAAAGTTTGCAGATAGAATGCTTGCAAAGTATGATATTGATGTTACATTTACAAGACACTTTGTTGATAGAATGAATGATA